TCTGCAACTAGATACATTTGATTTGATGGTGCTAAAATTAATTTTTCACCTGCACTGAGAGCTCTTAAACTTGTATTAGGAGGTACTAATACATCTTTCAAATAGTATCCTTGTACACTGGTATCGTCGTTAATCAGAACACTTGCATACACTGGAAATTCTGTAAGATTAGCCAAGCTCAATCCAATAACAGTAGAACGTGTACCTGCATTTGTTTCGATAGCTAGCACAGGAGCTAATCCTACTTCTTTGATTACTTTATTTTTAAACGTTGTTGCCATCTTTTATCCTAGTGTCAATATGTATTCAATCGCTAAATTTTCTGCTGCATTATATGTAATAGCACCCGAACTACCTGCTACTGATACCCAACTTGAGCCGTCATATATTTCTAAGTAGTTCTGGTTAGTGTTATATCTCATCATACCTAGTTCTCTATAAGGAGGAATAGGTCTTTGAGTATCTAAACCAACTGGTACAACAAAACCGTTAGTACCATCAATTTTAAAATATCCAGAACCACTGTTTCTAAAATAAGTTATACCATTAGTGGTTGTATTAGTAATCGAAGAATCTTTAAATGATAGTTCATCAATTACTATTGATCCAACACCGTTAGCATTTAACACTAAGTTTTGATTAGTAGTTATTGTACTTATCACATTGTCATCTATAGCAATATCATCTACTTCTATTCTATTTGATCTAAATCTAGTAGTTGTCATATCAGCTACTAAATCACCGTTAGCATAAAATCTAATAGTATTGTCGTTTGCCCCAGGTGTTAATTCTGCTGTAATATAAGTATTTAGATCTAGATCATAAACACCGTTTAGTGCTCTCCAATTTCCGTCGTAACCTTCAAACAGATTAGTTTGGGTGTTAAAACGAATCATACCAACAGTTGGAGTACCTGGGCGTTGTGCTGTGGTTCCTGTAGGTAAATTAAATGCGCCAGTTGCATCTAATCTTATAGTACCACTAGCAGCATCAAGTATAATATCACCTGTGGTGCTTGAAATTGTATTACCGCTGATTCTTAAATTACCAGTATCTATATATTCACCAGTAATATTAGTTGTGCTAGAACCTGTAGTGATAGATATACCAGTGCTGGTTTCAATGTTAAATGTTGCGCTAGTAAAGTTAACTGTTCCTGTTTGCTGATCTACATAGAACAGGTCTCCTACACGAAAATCACCGTCATGATCAACAGAACTATATCTTATTCTTGCATTGTTTAATTCTACAACTTCATTAGCTTGAATTACTGTTAGAGGATCATTTGAAGTTTCTTTACCGTTGCCAATGTATGCAAAGTTTTGACTGATTAGGTACATCAACACGCCGGGACCGTTGCCGTAAGCGCCATAGTTGCCATAAACGCAAGCACTAGCGATAGAACGTACTTCTCCGCCAAAGTCTGTAAAATCAGCTAGCGTAATTGCTGTAGCAGTTGCGCCGCCGCTGAATCTAATGTCCTGTGCTTGTTGTGCATCGTCAACAATAGATACAGAACTGTCTGTACCATTAAAATGTAATAGTAGAACTGTGTACTGATCGCTTAGATACTGTGAGGTAGGAACAATAAAATTACTAGAGCTACGTCCTGCACCTTTTGATATTCTTACTTCGTCAATGTGACCTGCAAATGCAAAGCTACCGTTTGGATCTGCTCCTATTCTTAGAGGGCGGGCCGCATAATTGTTAGAATCAACGTAAGTAGAACCAACTTGTGTTCCGTTTACAAATGCTCTTGTATTTCCGCTTACTCTTGACAATCTTACATGAGTCCATGTATTAATAGGTACAGTACCTACAGGCCCAATTCTAAAATTAAAATTATAATAGAAGTAGAGTTGATTGGCATCAGTTATACCTAATATAATACCTCCGCCGTCTCCGGGGCTTGTTGTTCTTAAATCAAAGATAGTTCTATAAACGCCCGTTGTAGTTGGATATACCCATGCTTCTAAGCAAAAATCGCCTGTGCCAAATCCAAAATCAGCATGGGATGGGTAGGAAATATAATCTCCTGTTCCATCAAGTTCTAAACTTGCTGTACCAAATTTTTTAAGAGTAGTATCTAATCTAGCTTCGTTAGCAATGGTTGCTGTTTTACCAACTCGTTCAAGATAAGTTTCAAATCCTGACTGCTTACCACTTACATAAAATTTACCGTCAGCATCCTTACTTGAGATAGTGCCTGTTGCTAGTACTGTAACACCGTCAGTATCATAATAGGTTACAGTTTGACCTGAACTAAAAGTTCCTGTTACATTGTCAACTCGCAGTGCTGTTTTACCTGCACCTTGCAATCCACTAGCACCGTCGAATGCATACATACCTCTATTAGCAAAATATGTAAAACAGTTGAGCCATTCAACTCTTGCTCCGTTGGTAATTACTAGGGCGTCTACACCCGGTGTAATAAAAGTTACTGAATGAAATAAACAGCTTGCTTCACGTGAGCTTACGCTAGCTACAGCGCCATCAATATATGCGCCTTTACCTGCATCACCTGCTGCAAATCCTCTTGGATCAGAGCCGCTGGTTACAGAACCTGCTGTAATAACTGAAACGTTTCTAATGTATGGCGATCTGCTGGTTACAGTAAACCCAGGTGCAAATTTAAATGCGTAACCTGTGAAGAAATCTTTTACAGTTATGTCTTCAATTGTTACTTCACCATTAAGCAAGAACGCATCGTTATTTTTAGTGGCAAGACTAGGCTTAATATTAACGCTTCTTAGGCTGTGTCCTTTTACAGTTACGCCTGCTGGAACAGTTAGCGGAAATGTTTCTGTGTAAGTACCTGGATAGATATGTACAGTATCTCCAGCAGTTGCTACTGTGAGCGCATGTGTAAGAGAAGCAAACGGATCATTTTGATGTGTTCCTGTTTGTGAATCGCTACCGTTTTCTGCAACATAATAAATGTTACCCTGTCTTAAAGAAAGTGTAACACCGTCAACAGTTAAATTAGGAGTACTAATTGTTGCAGTATCAGCATAGATGTTATCTACATAGATGTTTCTCCATTGCTTGCCACCTGTATCGGGATCAGATCCTAGATCGTAGGTGTTAGTAGCATCTGGAATAATATTGGATATAATTTCCGCATTAAATGTAACAGCATCAGTGTCTTGATTACCAATAGTGATGTTACCGTCAGCTGTAATAGATCCTGTAGCAACTATATTTCCATAGACATTTGTATTTGCAAATATTTCTACGGTACCGGTTCCATTTGGACGAAACTCTAAGTTCTCGTTAGTTACGTTTGTGCTGATAACATTGTTTTCAACGCTAATGCTATCGACAGTTAATTTGTTTTGATATACAACAGTATCCGCCGTACCTAGTTCTAGTGTAGGCTGTGTTGTACTGATTGTGTTTCCTGTAAATGTTATATCCGCAATATTAGCAAGTGTGCTAACATCTAATCCATTGCTTCTAATTGTGCCATTTACATCTAGATCGTATTGAGGGGTAGCGGTATTAATACCGATACGGCTGTCATTAACATTCAGATATAATAGATCAGTCTCAAAGGCCAGATCTACCCCCTCACGAAGGAGGTTAGCCTTCAAGAGCGGACCACTAATACGACCAATAGCCATCTCTTCTCCTCAATACGGGGATCCTGTCCCTCCAACCAAATTCTCATCCTCACGGCTCTTTGCTGGTTGACCACAGTTTGACCCTGCAAAAGTTGGTCGCTTCTGCATTAGTAGTATTTATCGTTTTTTGGATTTAACCTAAGACAAGGGTGTAAATATCAAGAATTTCGCCCATGATCTCAGCAGTAACGGTTTCGCCTTCGCCTGCTGCTCGCTGCCATTCTACACCGTTCCAAGTTTCTAGATAATCTCTATCGGTATTCCAGCGAGTGGTTCCTGTAGGAGGGCTTAGAGGACGTTCTAGATCTGTACCAGAGGGTACAACCATGCCTCTGACATTATCAAACTTTAAGTAACCCTGTCCATTATTAACTACTGTAAGATCGTTATTGCTAACGTTATCAACTACACCGTCGATAAATGTTAAGTCATCAAAATACACTCTACCTAAACCGTCCGGACTTAATTCTAAGTTAGAATTGCTTACATTTGTAGTAATTAAATTACTGTCTATTAAAATGTCCCCTGTAGTAACACCTATAAATTGCATCATACCGGGAACTAATCTTCCAGTCTGTATATTGTTAACTGTAAAACTTACGGAACTAGGAGCAGTTGACCTAACTCGTGTATTTCTGTCGTCGCTAAAAACTCCGTTAAAAGCAACATTGGCAGAACTAAACCCTTCGAATAAATTTGTAGAAGTATTATAACGAATATCTGACTGCTCAGATATCCTCTGTGCAGTAGTTCCTCTAGGAAGAATTATATTAGAATTGCTGGATACATTTAAGTAACCGGCAGGACTCCAAATTAGATCTCCGCTAACAGTTCGAACAGTATTTCCACTAATTCGTATATTTCCTGTATCAATTCTCTCTCCGTCAATATAGGTAATTTCACCACCGGTGTTTATTACTATTGCGCTAACACCGCTGAAGTCAATATTGTTAGCATTTATGCTGGTTTCACCTGTATCAAAATCTACATAAAATATGTTACCAACTCTAAATGTTCCTCTAGCATCAGTAGAAACGTAATAGATCTTTCCACTGTTGAGTTCTACAGCTTCTTGATCCCTCAGTGTAAGTGTTGAATCGTTGCTTGAATCTGTACCTGCGCCTGTATATGCAAAATTATGTCCTATTAGATACATCAGCGTATCGGCACCGTCTGCTACAGCGCCGTAATTACCGTACACACAAGCTGAACCAATTGAACGTATTTCTGCTCCAAACACTGTACCTAGATTAGCAAATCCTGCTGATCCTTGCAGTGCGTATAACCCTCTGTTAGCAAAGTAAGTAAATGAATTGAGCCATTCTACACGCACACCGTTTGTCATAGTAATACAGTCAACACCCGGTGTGATAAATGTAGCACTATGAAACAGCATACTTGCTTGTGTGCTGGCGCTGTTTAGCTCGCTTCCGTCAATCCAGGCTCCGTGTCCTGCTACACCTGCATCGTTATTAGTAATAACACTTACATTTCTTACATAGGGGCTACGATCATTAATAACAGCGCCCGGTGCAAATCTAAATGCATATCCAGTATTACTTCCGCTGTCAAATGTAAAATCTCTAACAGTAATATTTTCAACTATTGTGTTTTGATTTAAATGAAATATATCTTCGCCTTGACTAGCTGTGTTAGGACGCACAACAGTATTTCTTATATCTTCACCTGTAATAGTTGTATTTTGTGGAACTATTAATGGAGTAGTTTCTTCGTATTCTCCTGGATAGATATGTATTGTAGTAGGGCCTGCTGTGCTGCCATCTGCTACTGCTAGAGCATGCGCAATAGTTCTAAATGGTCCGTTAGGATGGTCACCTACGTTAGTGTCATTTCCGTTTACTGCAACATAAAATATATTACCCTGTCTTTGAGCTAGGCTAGTATCTTCTACAACTACTACATTTGCAGCAAGTAAATTACCTTCAATTGAACCTGCATACATAGTTCTCCAATGTTTTGCAGATGATCCTAAATCATAGCTGTCTGTAGAGTCAGGTATTAGATGACTGTTAACGTCTGCGTTAAAATCTACGCTGTCTGTATCGTCATTGCCTAGAGTTAAATTTCCGCCAAACGTAATATTTCCCGTAGCGTGTAAACTACCTGTTACATTTGTGTTTGCATGAATATCTAGAGTGCCAGTACCGTCGGGTCTTATTTCTAAATTTGTGTTTGGTGTAATAGTACTAACAGTATTAAAGTCTATTTTAATATTGTCTGTGCTCAGTGAAGAGAGCTGAATTTGATTTGCAGCATTGAGATACATGTTGCCGGGAGCAACATTTATTTCACTGTTTTGAATAGTAAAATTTGCAACAGTAAGATAGGTATCCTGTAGGAGAGTATCGCCTGCAATAGTACCTGCTACTTCTAAATCGCTAGCAGGACTTTCAGTATTAACACCTATTCTAGCTGTGTTTACTTTTAACTGTAGTAGGGCAGTGTCTAATGTTTCGTTTTTAAAATTTAAGTCAACGCCATTTCTTACAAGATTATCCTGTAAGACTCCACCGCTGATTCTACCTACTTGCCCTGCCATTTAGGTCTCCTTTGACAGTAGTATTTATTTGTCAAAGTTATGAATAACAGTTACGTCTTTTCCGAAAGGTACTGCTGTACCAAATTGAATATACCAACCGTTTGCTTTGCCGGGTGGGTTTTGTACTAGTGTATAGTTTGTTCCAGGAATTTGATAAACGTTTTCAACAAATACTAAAATGTTTCTTGCTGATGCAGGTATAGGATAATCTGCATCACCAGAATTTAATATACCAAATACTGTTTCAACAGCATCACCTGGGCCAAATGTTTGTTGTACAATACCAGGATTACGATTAGGTTCTTTAAATCTTACTTTTCTCCAAGCACCGTCTTGATATGCTTCTACTTCGTCTGTTGTAGTGTTGTAGCGCACATGTCCATCTGTAGGATAAAATGGACGCTCACTAGTAATACCTTTAGGAATTCTAATAGAATTCTTAGAATCCATGATTACTTGATCGTTAGTGTCAAAGTGAACACCCTTGCCTGAAAGGCTTCTCATATTAGTACTTTGACGCTTTAGAAATCTCATATTATACTTCCAAATAACTTACAGTTGCAGATAGGTTTGTTGGCGACTCACCTAGTAAAACTATTTTATCACCTTCTTCTAGAATAATCTTTTCTGAATCAAAAGTAAATGTTTCACCAGCAGGAAGAATTAAATTTCTAACTACCATGTTAACATTTCCTTTAGCTTGTCCGTCCGGAACAAAATGTAGGTCAAAGTTTGTTTGACCGTCTTCTTCATGTCCAGGGTTAGGTGTCCAAGTGTTGCATACTAGAATTGTTGTGATAGCATATCTTTTGCCAGCAGGAACTACTAGTAGTTCTGTATCTGTATTTGTTATTAATGCATTTGCTATTGCCATCTTGTTTGTCCTTAAAATATCATACTATAAATTAGAGATCTATTATTACTTATAATTTCATCTCTTCTTGATTCAGCATTGACGAAAAACAAACCAGTGCCACCAGTAGACTCATTCTTAATATAAAGTTTTAACCCGTCGGTTGGTACTATTGGGGAAACTGATACATCGTCTGGACTAGGCAGTGCATTTATTTGCAATGTATCATCAATTACTACATGTCCTGTACCAGGTGCTGTTAAAATTAAATCTGCATCAGAAGCTGTAGTTTCAATTTTTGTACCAATAATTCTAATATCACCTAACTCAAATCTATCAGCATAAATGTTAGCAACTACGCTGCTGTCAATTGCAATTTCAATTCTACTAGGTGTGCCAGTAACTTCACTATCAAGTGCTTTTACAGTAGTTGGATCGATTGTACCGCTACCAATCTGTGTTAGCAATATGCTTGCAAATGCTGTAGTTATAGCATCGTCTACATACTTTTTATTTGTGATGTGATCGTCGTCTGTAACATTTAATTCATAATTACTAGTGCCAGTAACGCTAATAACTCCAACACCTGCATTGATCAAATAAAGGTCACCGCCGCCGGTACTGATACTGTTTGTTCTAATGCCTACTAAACTTCCGGCTTCATTTTTAAAATGAAATCCTCCTGTTTTAGTAGTTTCAGTTATAGGATCTCGCCAAGTTACATTTTCATCAAAAAGGAAATAACCATCAGATAAAGATCCTCTATCAAATTTTATACCTGCTGTATCTAATGTGATTCCTGCACCGGTTTCTCCTGCATTAAGAACAATAATATTGTCCTTAACAGTCATATTTTCCGAATTTACAGTAGTAGTGTTTCCTTCAACAACTAGATCTCCTGTAATACGAACAGTTCCTTGTTCAGGACCGGTATTTAAAATAATCTGGCCGCCAGGCTGCACCGATATTTTATAACTACCATTGGATACATTAAGATACTTTGACATTCGTTATTCCTATAATGTAAGGGGATTGCTCCCCTTACTATTAGATAGCTGTTAAACGCATTACAGTTTCTGTTGAGTCGTTCTCAATTGTCCACTTGTATCTTACGTTATTGAAATCTCTGCAAGTACGGTTGAATAACTTTTTAATACGTACTTGTGTGCCACCTGTACCAACGATAGTACCTTGTATTGACATTTCATTAGCAGCTAATGAACCAACAGCTTTATCAACTAGTGTGCAGATACCAACATTACCTGTACCTGCGCCGCCAGGAGTAACTGCTGTACCTGTCTTAGTATCGTTTACTAAGAACTTGTTTGAGCTACGCTGTCTTAGAATATAGCTTGAAGCAGAAGCAGAGTTGCTGCCTACTTTAGCATTTACTGTGATGTTGAAAAATGTTTCGTTTGAAGCTGGTGCGTAGCGTGTATCATCTGCATCTGCTAACCAACCAAAAAATTTCTTGTTTACTGGACGTCCCATTTGTTTTCTCCTTTATGTTGACGTTCTAGGTCTACGCTGTGGGTTACAGCATAAGTCTTAGACAATGTATTTATCATTAAAGCATTTAGTCAAAGAAATAGGGCCTTTCGGCCCTATTTCAATTTGCTTACCTAAGCAATTACTATTATCTGAAGCTTACGCTTGAAGAAGTAATAGCAACGTTTGCTAGGTAGTCTGCTGCGTTACCAAGTGACGAAGCTGTGTTGGTTAGTTCAACATAACCATAACGTGTCATAAAGCTGACAGTTGGTTCGAATGTTGATGGATCTAGTACAACACCGCTGCTCATCAATGGAATGTATGGGCAGTAGAATGCTGGAGCATCAGCTTCTGAAGTTCCCTTGTAACCAACGATAACGTTAGCATTGTCAGCAGCATAAGTGTTGACATATACCTTCATTGCGTTGTTTAGGGTACCAACTAGCTTAGTGTTAGTTGGAGCTTCAAATGTACCTTCTGTGGTACGTGCAAAAGCTGAGGTTGTTGCGCTCTGTAGAATTGTTAGTGCGAATGGTGAAACTACAGCGTAGTTACCAGCACCACGACGTGTACGCTGAGCGATTAGGTTTGCTGCACGGTTGATCTGAACAGCTAGAGCAGCGTGTTCGTCACCAACGAATGTAGCAGTACCGCTTACAGCAGTCTGGTCGTATGTTTCTACAGCAGTACCAGCTAGAGTGTTTAGCGAAGCTAGCACTTCCTGGTCGATTTCAGCTGTGATTTCTTGAGCAAGAGCAGCCATGATTTCTGCTTCTACGTCGATGCCATGCATAGACTGTGCGTCTTGTGCAGCTTCGAAAGTCCAACGTGCGCTGAGCTTACGAGTCTTGGCTTCAACTGTTTGCTTCAAGATTTGAATGCTTAGTCTGTTACCAGCAACACCTTCTAGAGCAGCGGTTGCGTCTGCCTTAGCTGTTGATGTGTTGCCTGAATAGGCTTCAGCAATCTTGAATGGGCTTAGAGCTTCTTCACCTGCAACTGCACCTGAAGCGCCTGAGCCTGCTGTGTCCGCATAGCGAACACGTAGTGTGTGGATTTGACCCACGGGTCCTGTCATTGGCTGAACACCAACTAACTCGTTAGCAATAACGGTTGGCATCACACGACGGATGACTGGTAGGATAACACGGTTAAGTGTTGCGACATTACCGGCAGAAGTAGCACCAGCAGTAGCACTTTCTGCAAGATACCTACGGGTATTTTCCAGTGTAGTGGCCATTACTGACTTTTTGTTGCCTTGAAGGCCTTCAAGAAGTGCTGCTTTTGTATCCTGCCAGCGACTTTCTAGTAGTTCTGACATTTTTATCTCCTTAATTTAATCCAGCTAGACGCTTAATTTCGATTACGTTATCTGCGTCTGCCTTACTACTAATTGTAATTTGATCTCTGTTGCCTGTTACTTCTTTGCCTTCTGTTAATGTTGCCTTCTGCTTTGCTGGAGATTTACCGTCTATTACCGCCGGTAGGTATCTTTCAAACTGTGAGCGTAGCTTGACTGTTTGAACACTTTCCAGTAAGTCTGTCATAATTTCGCGCTGATCCTTGCTTAGTGGAGCAAGTAACTCGCTAACTATTTCTTTGCGTTGTGCAGCTTCTACTAATTTCTGCTTTTCAGCTTCTTTAGATTCTGCCAACTGTTTTGCCTTTGCAGCAAATGCTTTAGCTTCTGATAGTTGCTTGTCCTTAACGGCAAGTACTTTTAGAAGTTTAGCAGTTTCTGACTTCTCATTTAAGTATGATGTGCCAAACTCTGCTGCAAATGCTTCAAATATCTTACGACCAAAATCGTTCTGACGTGCTGCATCGATATCTTCCTTGAGTGCGCCAATTTCCTTGGTCAAAGTCTTGGCAACTGTCTCTTGTACTAATGCGGCACTTCTTTCGATAAAGTTTTGTTTAACCTTAGCGAAGTGTGTCTTAGCTTCACGTACTAAACGTACTTTTGTTTCAGCTAAATCTTTCTTATCTTCATAAAACTCTGCGATTTCAGATGATAGTGCTTCTACTACAAACTCTTCTAGCTTGGCGTACTGTGACTCCATTGCTATCTTGTCTGTGCGAAGTTCTTGGATCTCACGTTGTAGTTGTTCAACTACGAAATTGCGTAGTAGACCTGCATTCTCACGCATAGCAACAGCATATTTTGCCTTTGCTTCTGCTAGTGATTTACGATCTTCTGCGAATTCTGCGATCTCTTCTGCTAGGCGTTCTGACAATAGTGAGTCAATAGCTTCCACCATTGAATTCTTGTCGTGCTCATATTTCTGAGCGAACTCTTCACGAAGTTCAGCAACAGCTTGTTGCTTATTTTCGTTTACCTTGGCATTCCAAGCTGCTTCAATATCTGCTCTGATTTCTTCTGAAATTACATTGTTTTCGAAGAGTGTCTTCAGTGCATCCAACATATTCTTCTCCTAGTTTACTGGAGCTTGTTGATGATATTCATCAACGATTCCTTGAGGTACTTCTGAGCCTTTGCATCGCCTCTAACTTCTTGTGCTATTCTATATGCCTGATACCCGCCACGATTATTCATTAGATGTTCATAAATGGGTGTTGGGTATGCACCGGGTGCGCTAGGTTGAGCTACTACATCCACAGTGATAATTTCAAAGTCGGAAACTTCTCCACTTCCGTCTTCTTTAACATTTCCGCTACCGCGCGATGAGACACCTAGCTTAACTCCGCTTTCAAGCATTGTTTTAACTAGGTTTCCCATCGGTGTTGGTAGGATTTTTAGTTTTCCGTAACCGTTTGGACCGTCCATCCACATTTCTGAAATCATGTGGCTAACACGGTCTAGGTTTATATTAAGGCCTTCTGGATGATCGACTTCGCCGAGAACTGAGTAACCGCCGGTGATCTGATCATTGAGAGTCTTGACAGCCCTGCCGATTTCATTTACAGGATACACTCGCTGATTTGCGTTGCGGACTCCGCCTTGAATGCAGATACCCTTCATATAAAGGTTCTTACCTTCGTCGGCGGATTCTACTACGATCCTTGCCTGGTCAAAGCTCAAATTCTCTCGTAAGTTTATCATCTAAACTTCCTTATTACTTGCTGCCAATAGTTGACTTCTTATTGTCAGCTTGTTCGCCAGCGCCTTTCTTTTCAGCGCCATGGCCTTTTGACATAGCCTTTAGAGACTTAGCTGCTTTACCGCCTGGTACGTTTACGTTACCTGCGTTGTCTTCCTTTTCAGTGCCCTTAAATAGGCTGCTGCCCTTTAGCTGTCCCTTGTTAGCTTCAACAGGAGACTTTTCAGTGCCAGCTTGGTTTAGGTTCTTTGCAGTGCCGCCCATGTCGTTCTTGCTAGCAACAATTGACTTAGTGTTTGCACCGTCGTCACCCATTGTAGCAGTAACTTTTTCTACGTATTCACGCATCTGTTCAGCTGATGACTTCTTTTCAGACTTTTTATCAGCCTTCTTGTCATCCTTCTTCTCTTTAGCTTCGCCAAAGTTAAAGGCTTCTTTTTCTTCGTCGCCTTCGTCTTCTTCGCCCTCGTCACCTTCTTCGTCACCGCCCATATCCATGTCGCCGTGCTCTTCTTCACCTTCTTCGCCAGCCATTAGCTTTTCGAATTCAGCTTTTAGTTCATCAAGGGCATCTTCTAGATCTTCAACGCGATCTTCTACATCGCCTTCAGGACCTTCTTCACCTTCTTCGTCACCGCCCATTTCAATGTCACCCATCATATCATCAGCTGGGTCACCGCCCATAGCGGCCATTGGGTCAGCTTCTACTTCAAACTCGTCTAAGTTAAAATCTTCATTAGTTTCTTCGTCAGTGTCCTCATCTGAAGCTTCGTCTACTTTATCTTCGTCTTCTTCTTCGTCTTTTGAGGCTTCGTCTACTTCTTCGTCGTCTGATGCTTCTTCAATATCTTCATCATCTTCTAGTAGACTTTCATAAATGTCACGTGACTTTTCCACTACTAATTCGTGGAATATTGCTTCTGCGCCTTCCTTATCTTCATTGATAAGACGCTCTAGCATTTCTTCAAATTTCTTACGATCGGCCATTTGTTTCTCCTATAAATGTGTAATACCATGCGAAATGGTAAGGCTGTCATTTTTATTTAGTTGGATTGGGGAAATATGCGTAGAAATAGACTCAAAACGACTCGTTTTGAATCTTTACAGTATTTTCTGTGAATTTCTTATTAAATTCACTTACTGTCATATGCTCAAGATTAGATAAACCTTGCAGCTCTCGAGGTACAATATTGTGTTCCTCTATCACTCTTATATATCTTTTTTTGTGATTTTTCTGTATCGTAGTAACAGTCTGTTTAAGCCAATTTCCGTAATAAGTAGCTCTTTCATCCTGTCTTTTATAATTTTTTGTGCCTGCATAAAGATTATTAACCTGCTGTTGATCATCACCGATGCCTGCGTAATCGAAGCCTAGAATATATATTTCGTCGTTGTTATGTTCTGAAGCCATCCACAGTGCTGTTGGACCACTGCTCCAACCCTTAGATGGTTCAAAAAAGTTTAAGCCTGTCATTTTTTGATAGGCTTTGTTTGAGTTTGTCCAAACAGGAACTTTGTTTTGATACCCTGCTTCATTAAGCTCTAGTATCATTTTTACGTCAACTGCTATTAGATAATCTGGATCAAAATCTCTATAAAGAGCATTGCAACCGTAGATTTTACCTTGATTTTTTAAAGGTTCCAGGGGTATAGATTTGCGACTTATACCATTACCGATAACAAAAGCTCTATTCAATTATGCGCCTCCGCCAGCTGCTGAATTGGCTGCTATGCCATACATTTGTTTAATAAAGTCAAGCTCTGTTTGCTTGTCTTTTTTATGTAGTTCAGAAGCTTTGCGGATGCGATTAATTTGAGCTAGAGATAGTCGTGTCTTGCGTGTATCGTCAAAGTCAATAGGACTTTCGTCGTGTTCAGGCTCGTAGCGATTGTCTTCTACGGGCTCAATAGTTTCTTTATCAAAATAAAATAATTCACGCAATATCATAGTACAGTATTTATTCTATTTAGGCTGTAGGAGCGGCTGCGGGTGCTGCTGGTGCGCCTCCGGCAGTTTCAGGTGCCATGCCTTCTGCACCTGCTTCTGGTTCTGCACCTGCTTCTGGTGCTGTATCTTCCATACCACCTGCATCAGCACTAATACCTGCAGAACTAATTCCTGCGCTTCTCATTTCAGCACTAGCATCTGTTGGTAGTGTAAGATTTTCTTCGTTCTCTTCTTTCCATAGACGCTCGTTTTCTGCTATCTCTTCGTCTGTGATTCCTAAGAATCGTTTTAGAGCAAAGCGATTTGAAATATATGGAATCTGTGCCATCTGTGTATAAGTTGGTACACGAGCATTATCAATTTCTGATTGACGGTATGCAGCAAAGTTCTGAGGTGGTTGGAATCTAAGATCAAACATATTAGTGTCAACGTTAACACCTTTTTCTAATAGATATCTCTTAAATTCTGTATCAAATGCTTCTGTTACTAGACCTTGCAAGCGTTCGCAATAGGTATTAAAACGTAGTTCTTGAATGTATGCAGTACCAACTCTACCGTCATTATACTGTGCTGCTGAATCATCTGCACCAGTTGGTAGATAACTTGAAGGAATTCTTAAACCTCTAACCAGCTTGTTAGTAAAATATCGTAAGTCGTCAATTTCACCTAGGTTAGTACCGCCTGGAAGTGTTTCTACTTTAGAACCACGACCTTCTGCTGTTTGCGGGAAGAAGTAATCTTCGTTAATGCTTAAAGGATTATAAGCTGAATCAATTACATTATTACCACCCCCTGTTGAGGATGGAATGCGTCTTTGGTGTATTTCTGTTTTTACTCGTTCAACAAATTGCATAGCTAAGTGGCTAGGCATATTGCCAACATCAACGTAAAAAACGCGGCGTTCAGGAGCTCGCTGCACACGGTAGATAATGATGGCATCTTCTAACAGTTCCTTCTGTTTGTATACTTTGAAAATAGTTTCAAGTAGACTGTTGCCAAATGGATAGTTGTTGTCTAGCCCTTCTGATAGACTTAGATGCACAACATGTTTGGCATCGATAGTAATTTCATTTTGATCGTTTTGAAAACGTGTGCCTGTACTCTGTGAACTAGAATTTCCAACCATGCCACGTACACCGCCGGTAAGGTAACCATTGCCACCACCGGTGATATTGCCGTTAGTTTGATAAGGAGTTGTAGCTACTCCTTCAGCAAAATTTAAATTAAAGTTACGAACAACATACTGTTCAGGAACTTTTCCTTCTGACTCGTTTACAATTATTTTGCTTACGTTTGCAGGATCAACATGAAACCAACGCTTAGTTTCAGGATCTCTTACAAAGAATTGATCTCCGTACTTGAATACATTACGGAAAACCCTAAACATCTTAGTTTCAAAATCTTGTAGCTTACACCACTGTTGTAGATATTTTTGAATAACAGTGATTTCACTGTTGGTAGCATCTGTCTTATATTCTATAATAAAGGGTGTGTTATTCTGTTTGTTTTTCTGTGTGCAGAATTCCGCAAGAATGTCTAGCGCAGCATTAACCTCTGAATCAAGATCCATAACATTGTATTGACCATAACGCTCTACTCTGTTTGGACTGCCTGTATAAACATCAGGAAGGAAAGAACTGTAGTTGGTTCTCGCAGGTCCCGGTGTACCTCCAAACTTTCTTCCACTCAGAGGAGAGTAGCTAGCATTTGGATTATCACCTGTTCTTACCGGAGTAAAATATTTCTTCCAACTCATTTATATTTCCTTAAAATGCTGATACATCTCTGCTTGCAACATCTGCACCAACACCACGTTTGGTATTCTTTTCAATCTTATCGTTAATCTCTTTAGTCTGTTGCAATACTTCGATTACTTTCATCAGCGTATCGTTTAATTGTCCTGTATTTCCTGCACCTGCACTTGTATTTACACTAATACTCTTTAATATGTCGCCAGCATTGGCTTTGGCATCACCCATTCCAAAAAGGCCGCCTCTGTTCTCATTAGCCAGTTCTTTATTAAGGTCCGCTAGTACTTTGGTTAGATCTTTAAGTGCTGTATTATATGATACAATTTTAGTTGCATCAAGAGAATTAAGAGAAGTCAGTGTTGTTTGTAGATTTTGTACATTTGCAATAGCTTGTAGACCAGATGCAGTCTGTTGTAGTGTTCCTTGAGCTCCTATAGCCCCTAGTCTAGCAAGGTTAGCAACAGCATCTGTTGGTATTGAAATATTAGCAGTACCCTGTCCACCGCTTTTAAACGCATCTAATGCATTACCAAATGCTGCAAGTGCTTCTGCATTTAATTTTATTTTTGGTGCATCAATACGCATTTCACCAAACTGTTTTAAACTGTCCCATGGCATCTGTTGGCCGCCGCCAAAGAAACTTTTAATTCCTTCTAACAATCCGCCTGTGCGTCTGCCATCAACAGCCGGCATCTTACTTAGAGCTTCTCCAAATGCTGCCATTGCTTCAGCATTAGTTTTAATTTTATCTACTGGTAATGTAAGCTGACCAAATGCAACTGCTTGTGCCCATGGTACTTGTTGAGATCCTAAAAAGAATGAACCTACAGCACCAATTAATCCGCCTGTGCGTTCGCCGCTAACTACTGGTATATTAGTCATAGCTTCGGCAAATGCTTTAACAGCAGTGCTGTTAGCTTGCATCTTGTTAGCATCTAGACTAATTGCTTGGAATGCTAACATCTTATCCCACGGTAGTTTAACTTCGCCACCAAAGAATTTAGATAATCCGTCAGCAACACTAGATACTAAATTGCCTAAAGAACCAACTGCGCCACCCGCTCCTAGTGATGCCATTGCTTTAGAATATGCTACTACAGCATTTGCATTAGCTTCAACTTTTGGTGCATCAATGTTTAATTGAGAAAATTCTTGTAGCTTGTCAAAAGGTGTTTTGCCGCCAAACAGGCTTGTAATTCCTTCAGCAAGACCACCAAGCATACCGCCTACTGCTCCTACAGCACTGCCAACACCCATAGCAGTCATAGCAAGACCTATAGCACCTATACCTTTACCAACTTGAATTAGATTATCGCCATCAAGTTCAGCAAACTTTTGCATACCTTCTGCAAAGGTAGGTAAGGCTTTACCAATAATCCAAGTAGCGCCAGCAATACCTGCGCCTATTACAACTATAGCACCACTTAGTATACCTGCACCTATTAGTATTTGAGGATTAGCAAATGCACCAAGTCCTTTAGCTAGACCTTCAAGTATTCCGCCAAGTCCTTTACCGATACCTTTACCGATTTCACCTACTGTTTTTCCAAATTCTGCAAAACCTTTAGCAATACCCTTTAATAGATTTTGTATTCCATCACCTACAGATTTTAATGCGCTGCCTACACCTGCGGCAGCATTACCTGCTCCTGCGGCAGCATTACCTGCTCCTGCGGCAGCACTAGGTATACTTGCTCCTGGTGCAGCAGCCGCTGCTCTAGATCCAAAACCGCCTAGCATCTTACTTGCTGCTTTGTCAGCAACGTCACTTAATCCTCTACCAAGAGCACCTACAACTGCTTTTGCTAAGAATAGTGCTCCAATGGCAGCTACTAGTCCAGCAATTACTGTTGTATTACTAAACAGTCCTTTAATAGCATCTCCCATTAGGCCAATCAAAGCTGGAATAAATCCTTCTACTTTAGCTTTTTCAGTAAATGCTTTAATTGAATCTGCCATGCCAGTTATTAATCTAGCAGCCTGGCCAACACCTTCTGCAAACA